GCGCCATAAATGTGGTAACCAAGTTTGGGAAAACCCTTCTGATGAAAAAGATGCATCTTGGATAACATAGTATTTTGGTAATGCTTTTACAATACCTTGAGCATTTAACGGATGATAATCTTTTAAGTTTGGTACTTCAAGCACATCACCTGACATAAGTTTGCGCCCAAACGTGTCAATCATATCGTTGTAGTGGAATGTAATAAACAAAGTGTCGTTGTTTAAAAATAGTCCAAATTGAGTTAGATCAAAATCAATCTCTTGTGTACGATATACACCACGCATGATATAGATATCAGGGTCATACTTACGATCACGGTTTTCTAATAGTAGTAAGTCTTCGATAAACAATGGATTTGAACTATCGTACACTGGTAAAGTAGCATCAGCGTTGCCAGAGTCACCAGTTTGTGGACCCATGTATTTGTGAACATAAAGGTCAAGGCCTCCAACGGTGAACATCTCACTGATAGTACGATCAAAAAATCTGTAATCGTTGGTGCGGTTAGGGCGGTATAAACTTAGTCTTGGCATAATGTAGTATTTATAGGCAGATTGACAACAAACGACAAAGGCTATATAATTAGGTTATGGAAGAAATAATACAACGCACAACTTTCTTAGAAGATCAAATCAAAGGTCTTAAAAGCATCAATGCACGTAGAGATCTGACTACAATGCTCAAAGTTTTAGAGCGTAGCATTACCGAATTAAGCCAAGAAAGTGTGGAATGTCGTAGGTTACACAAAAGTACTACAAAATACCAAACTTTAGAAGCCAAATGTGCAGAACACCTGGATAATTTGGAAAAACACCTAACGTATGCACGGTTGCTGTACGGTTGACTCAAAATGGTCAATCTGTTATAATTATAGAATAACTACCAGGAGCCCAAATGAAAACTTCTATTAAACTGCTAAATCCCCGAAGCTCTGACACCAATGTTATGGGCACAGAACCCACTTGGGCAATACAACCTGAAGATAATCGTGTAAGTCGTTTAAGCAAAGCATTCTCCTGGTACAATTATTTCTACGGTAAAAAAGATGCCCGCGACATGATTGTAAACTATTTAGAAACACATGGTAGAAAAGATGATGTGCGACTTTTGCGTGGCTTGCCAGATTCTGCTATACGGTTAACAACTGCATGGTTATGCAGAATGAGCATGGTAGGGCTTGCACTGTCAGATGCTGAGCAAATTAAACTAGACAATTACCTACTAGAAATTTTAGGTGAAAAGCAACAAGAAACCAAAGCAGAAGTTGAAGAAACAGCAACTCGCCCTAATATACAAGATCGTTTAAAAGAAAAAGTATCTGAATGCGCCGGCGAGCTAGATGGATTGTTTGATGATTTTATCAATGCAGGTGCTAAGATGTCTGCAGACTATAAGCCGATTGCAGTTATTCGTGGCCGTAATGTAGTGCCACAAATGATCAACGATATTTCCAGTATTTGGAAACGCCGTCTTGCAGAGTTTGAAGAAGTTGCACAAGGCAAGGATGCACAACTAGTAGAAGGTTATAGTCATCTTACTAAAATTCAGCTTCGTAATGTTATTAAGTTTTGCGAAACAGTAATCAATGATTGCGGTGCATACATTCAAATTAAGAAAGTTGAACGTAAACCTCGCAAAGTCAAGGCAGTTAGCCCTGAAAAACGTGCGGCCAAGTTTAAAATACAAAACGAGTTTTTGGAACTTAAACTCAAAAGTTTGCCGGCAAGCCAGTTAGTTGACAAGTCAGAAGCTTGGTTGTATGATACTAAAAAACGTAAACTCATACACCTTGTAGCTGATAGCCACGTAGGGTCCTTTACAATTAAAAACAATTCAATTATTGGATTTGGCACTAGTGAAAGCCTGCAAAAAACTGTGCGTAAACCTGCTGAAACGCTAAAAACGATAACAGGTGCCGGCAAACCAGCGGCACGTAAAGTGTTTAAAGATCTGACCACAACAGAAACATCGTTTAATGGGCGTGGTACAGAGAACTTAATCATACTGCGTAGCTGGTAAATATAGGGACTGGAGTCCCCGAATGGCCGAAAATACACTTGATACTTTAAAACAAAATCTCATTGATTATGTCCGTTTACAAATCGGCGACGGCATAATTGATGTAGAGTTGGATGCTGAACATTACGAAGCGGCATATCAAAAAACCATTGGCACTTACCGTCAAAGAGCACAAAATGCCTATGAGGAAAGTTACAGCTTTATGGAACTTGTTAAAGACGTAAACATTTATACTTTACCCCAAGAAGTTATTACTGTGCGTCAAATATTTCGTAGAACATTTGGCGATAGTCAAGGTCCCTTTGCCAGTAACTTTGATCCATTCTCACAAGCAAGTATGAATGTTTACCTAATGAACTTTAATACAGCTGGTGGATTAGCAACATACGATTTTTATGCACAATATGTAGAATTGGCCGGACGTATGTTTGGTGCATACATGAACTACACTTGGAATCCAGTTACCAAAAAGCTACAAATTATTCGCGATCCAAAAGCAACTGGTGAAAATGTATTATTGTGGACTTATAATTTAAAGCCCGAAGTTAATATGCTTCAAGATTTCCAAATATCGCAATGGATTCGTGATTACATGGTTGCTAACTGTAAGATGATCATAGGCGAAGCACGTGAGAAGTTTGGTACTATTGCCGGTCCACAAGGTGGCGGCACACTTAACGGAACTGCAATGAAATCCGAAGCTCAAACTCAAATGGATCTCCTGCTCGAAGGATTGAAGAACTACATTGATGGAAGCCAACCAATTACCTGGGTAATCGGCTAAAAGCAACTAGATTTTTTATTAAAACTATGTTACAATACTAACATGGCAGATTTAATGATTGATCTTGAAGGACTGGGCACTGGCCCTGACACTACTATATTAACTATTGCCGCACAGGCGTTTGATCCGTTTGGCTCAGGTTACTATGACAAGCATTACTATGCTCGAGTTACACTTGAAAGCCAAGAAAATCGTTCAATACAACAAGGCACTATAGACTGGTGGGCGACTCAACCCACTGCCGCACGTGACGAAGCATTTAATGAAGTTGGCCGCATAGATTTATCACAAGCCTTAGACGAACTAGGTAAATTAATATGGCACAGTAAACGTGTATGGGCACAAGGTCCAACATATGACATGAACATATTAGAACATGCATACAAAAGCTATAATAAACCAATTCCGTGGCAGTTCTATGCAGTCCGTGACTCAAGAACAGTGTTTAGTCTATGGCCCGGATTACCAAAACCACCTACTAGCCATCATGCACTCGAAGATTGTCGTAGACAAATTGATTTACTACAAAATACGCTAACACATTTAAACGTAAAGGAACTATCTTGATCATTGGAATTTGTGGATTCATTGGATCCGGAAAAGACACAATTGCAGATTATCTTGTTAATCTGCATCATTTTCGCAGAGAAAGTTTTGCTAGTAGTTTAAAAGATGCAGTAGCACAAGTGTTTGGCTGGAACCGAACCATGTTGGAAGGGCGTACAAAACAAGCCCGTGAGTGGCGTGAACAGGTAGATCCATGGTGGGCAGCAAGACTTAAAATGCCACATTTAACTCCACGTTGGGTGCTACAATATTGGGGCACTGAAGTTTGTCGCAAAGCATTTCACGATGATATATGGATTGCTGCATTAGAAAATAAACTACGTAACAGTGAAGATGACGTGGTAATAAGCGATTGTCGTTTTCCTAATGAAATTAAATCAATTAGAAAAACTGGGGGCATGGTTATACGTGTAGTACGTGGCGCTGAACCTGAATGGTATGATGCAGCAGTAAGTGCAAATCGTGGCCCAAATGGTAACGTAAGTTGGGCACTGAGCCGAGCAAAACTTGAAAGATTAAAAGTACATGCTAGTGAAACATCGTGGGTTGGTACAAAATTTGATCATGTGCTGGACAACAATGGCACGTTAGATCATCTATACCAGCAGGTCAAGCATCTGGTTCAAGATCCCCCGGGCGCCATGGCAAATCAGCTCGATTGACTTCTACGGTACAGTTTAAACAAATAGTTTTTAAGTTCTTAACATTGGTATTGTGTAGATTGCCATCGACATGATACACCAGCAACTGTGCAGAATATCGTGATCTAAAAGTACAACGATCACAAACAGTTTTTTTCTTATAGCCAGCTGATTGCCACCGTGCAATCGCTGGTTTTAT